ATTATAAACAGCAGTACCACCCAAAGAACTTAGAGTAATACCGCTAGTATTTGTGATTGTGTGTGAGTTTAAAGTATTTGCAGTGTATTCTACATTCACATTATAGCAGTTGGTATACGAGATTGTACCCGCACTTACAACACTAATTGTAACACTATCAACACAGCTAGCATCTATAGATGGAAGATTATATACAACGGTTGTAGCGGGTCCTGTTTGTGTCGTTGCATAACTTACATTAATTGGACCTCCATGTAAATTAGTTTTACCAACAATACCTCTAATGACATTTCCTCCAACGCTCGTTTCTCCACTCCATAAAAAATTAATATCTTTAGAAGTTGTTGGTGAAACAAATGTTAGTAAATCTCCAGGACTCACGTCAAAAGGCGATAGTATTGTTATAGTATTATCATAATGATAAGATGAAATATTTGCAGGATAGTTGAATGAAACTTTAATTTTGTTGTCTCCGTCAAAATATTTTTTTCTCGTGTTATATATATTAATTCTTTCTCCAGGTGGTAAACTATATCCTACACTAAATATTTTCACAGTGTTTGGTTCAGTTATGAACGTACTTCGATTCAATTTAAAAATCTGTGAGTTTCCACTACGTGTATTATTACCAGCAAGCGCCGCAGTTTGACTGACAGCAATTGTACTAATATAATCACCCGCATCTTCAGTATCTCCAATAACACCATTTGCCGGATAGTTTATACTAAAACCAACCATATTAGTTCCGTACTCATAAGGTTGGGATTGTATATATGTTGCAACATTATCTATATATAAATTTGGGTTTGAGAGTTGTGTCAAAAATCCTGGTGATGGTGCTGTATTCGCAGCATCCTCCGAACCAACCTGAGTTGTTTCTGAAACACACTCACACGCTTGACAGTCGGGATATTGAATCATGGGAAGTTTTATTCTCCCAAATTTATATTCAACAATATCTCTAAATCTCGTTGCCAAGAATATCGAAATTGCTCCCCATAAAATTCCTTTTGCAACAAATGGTGCAATTAATAACGCAAGTGCCCATCCAGTGATACTAGCAGCGCCTGCGGCTGCCGCACCCGCAGCGATGAATTCTTGTGATGAATTGAGGGCAAATTGTAGTATGAAATATGCCAAAATTACCACAGCGAAATTGTTCCATAAAAAGGCTATAAAGTGGTAGACAATGAGCAACGGTAATCCAATCAACTGTATTACTTGCATCAAAATTGCAAATATAAAATATAATAAATCAAAATTTCTGAACCCGTCGTTGACTGGAAATTTATTAATGGTACTTGAACATTCGTCACTATCGATTTCTTTAATTCCTACGAATCTTCCTTTCGCACCGCTTTTTACTTCATCTATGAGTCCCGCAACAGTATATACTTTGTTAAAATCAAATTGATAAAAGGTGTCTTCACAATTTATTTTTTCATTTAACAAATTTGTGGCTATGGTACCTGTGAACCCTTCAGTATATCCCGTCCAATCTAAACCGAAATAGTATGAAGAACGTTGTTGTTGTTTAGATTGTGATGAGGAATTAGGATTACTCGGGTCGGAGGCCGAGCTAATCCATCCGTATTCTTTAACATTCGGTACCAAGTAGTAAGGTCTTCTTACTTGTTCAGTTAATGAATTTGGCTGAGACCATTTGATTTTGAATCTGTATTTACCTTTTGTTGGTATACCCACCGTTGGGTCGTTAGATAATATTTTTTCCCCGAATTCGTTAGTTATAACATAATCCAAGTTCATTGGTAATTCTGTCAACCAAACACCATTGCCGTCAATTATATTACCCCCCTGTTCTAACTCATATTGTTCGAGAATAGGATTACCATTAGAATCTTGTTGAATTGTTTGTCTGATTGCCAAAACTTGTCCAGGTCCTGCAACTAAATCACACAAATTACCCATATTGTCTCTCGGTTTACCGTTGGACCTTATTCTATAGGTGTCTGAAGTAGAATACATTGACCCCATAAAAACCGAAGTCGGTTGTATGTCAATATTTGCGTCATCCCTTAAGTCAAAGTCCAATCTACAAACGGCAATTTGACAAGTTTCAGGGTCCCCCCATAATGGAGTAACTTCTATTTCTTTAACCAAAGATACTATTTGAGGAAGGGAGTTCAGGTCGGTTGAGGTTCTGAAACGGTTTCCTGCAACTTGTCCCTCTGAGGCTCTTCCCATTCTAATAAGGTCGTTCGGTGTTAAGGAAAACTCACCAATATCTGAAAGGTCAACATCCATAACCACAGTTTGGGTTCCCAAGGGCACACCCATAATCATATAGTCACCGCTCTCGTTGGTTTTCGTGGTGTACTTATAATATTTGTCGAATATTTCAACAGCCGTACTTCCTGTTAGAGCATCGGTTCTTGAAGGTAATGTACCTGTTGCGGCATGTACCGAATATGATTTTTCGTAAGGTAATAAATTGTATCTATATCCGTCACTATTTTTGTCAGTTGGTGACTTGTAAGGATATATGCTAGAAATTATTGGGTTTGATTCGTCAACGGCTTCAACAGGTATAAAAATGGAAACCCTTGCATTAGGTAATCCGAATCCATTGTTCGCAGTCACTCTACCAACAGTAACACCATAGTCCGCACAATTTCTTGTGAAGATGTCTGACTGTTGAATTTTCAATGATAATATTTCTAAGAACTCAAAATCTTGGTCTAATTCTAAATTGATAGTTTTGTTAACACCAAGTTCAGTTCTTATTCTATATGATTGACCCATGTAATACCTTTAATTTATAAATAGTTTATGTGTTATTTTTAAAGTAAAACACACTCTTTTTAAATTATAAACTAAACGCTCCGAGAATAAACCTATTAAGAGAATGTAACAGATTGGAAGTTCTTCACTGAAACCCTAATATCTTTATTTGGGTACCTGATTTGATAAACTTGTGATGGTTGAGCAAAAATTGTATTGTCAACAGGAGCAATTTCTTTAGTTTCAGGGTCAGCATATTCCATAGAAGTTTCTGCAGATGAATATTGACCACCAACGTTATTGTAAATGTTTAAACCAGCAACTGTCAATACACCATTTTGATTTTGAACAATACTTCTAATTTCAGATAAATTCACATTTTGTCCAAGTTGTCTTGTTTGTGGATTCATGTATGTTGAAATTTTATCCACAACGTCAGATATAACTTGTCCTGAGTTTTGTGCCGAATCTAATACAATTTGAACATCAAAACTTAAGTCGATTACTTCTGCAGTTAAGATTGAAATGTAGTCATTCATCATTCTATAGTTAGACAAATATGTTGCCACGTTTTGTCTTAACGTATCAGAAACAATGCTAGTTAATTTACCTGACGTATCGTAAGATAATAATTGAATCAATATTTTGTTGTTGTTTTCAGTAATTGAAACTTTTGCTGGTGCTCCAAATTCTGAAGGCATGTTTCTAATTATTGATTCGTAGTCCTGAACAGTAACGGCTCTTTTTTGTGCTGAGAAGTTGAAAGAAACATAGTTTCTAATTTCCTCGAGTGATGGTATTCCCGCCCCACCGATTGCTGCGGTTACGTTATTACATCTTAATGAATTAACAACCGAAGAGTTAGTTAATTCAGAAGGACCATTAACGTAAAATGATACGGTTCCAATTTGTGTAATCACATTAGTTCCTAAGTTTGTTGCCAAACCACCACCAACTCTATATTGAACAAATAAAGTTGAGTTTGGAGTTAATGCTGAACCTAATGAAAAGTTGTTTGAATATCTTTGTAAGTCTAAGGTTGCACCTACAGTTGTGAATTGGTCTAATTGGTCTTGGGCTGTGTTAGTTCCGCCACCAAACGTCATCTTCTTGAATCCTTCAGGGGTGTATTCTGATATAAATCTATTTTGAGTTTGAATATATCTACCAACTTTAATACCAGGTTGGTCTGAAACTTTTGTTGGGTCTTCAACAAAAACTCTATCTTCGGCTAAAGCATCAACTTCATACCATTTGTTTGCAACCCCTAAAAATTCTGATGTTGATGGGATGTTTGTGTATTCTGTTCCGCTCTTTAGTAATACACTTGTAATACCTAATACATTTTTTTCAGGTAAGAATAATTCAAAGAAAGGTTTTACGTCATTTGGTGTAATAACTCTTTTGAATACTTTTGTAATACCATTAACTACGATTTCTCTTTTTGTAATTGTGTAGTTAATTAATACGTTATTGGCGTTAAAGTTTGGAACTTTAAGTCTGTTTGGAAAACCTTGAGCGTTATATGGTGAAGCAAAATCAACATCATATATATTTTCGAATACAATACCCGCACCACTAACTTGTGAACCTCTTGTCAATACCCCCAAATATCTTTCATCTTCTTTATCACCAAACGCTGGAACCGTGATTGAGAAATCAACTAAAGAAACTGACGGTCTTTGACCTGGAAGTTTTAATCCGTAAGTTCTGGCAATGTTGTAAATTGATGACCTTTGTTGTGCATATTGTAACACAGTCTCCTGAATACTTCTATCAATATGGTAGTGAAGGTTGTCAGCAACCGCAGCATTCAAATCTAAGAATACAGAGAACACTGATGCGTCATTAAAATCTTGAATCAACTCAGGATAATATGTTCTTACATAGTTAAGTAACTCAGTTCTTATTCCCTGATAATCTCTAGTTGTATATGATATTGTACGATTTGCCATTTATATTAAATATTGATAATAACAAAATCACTCTGTGAAAAAGTGTTTTTATCGGTTGAGTAGTCTATTCTAATTTTTGCAGTATATTCTGAAGTACTTTTGCCAGGAAATCGATATATTGAAGATTCACTTGAACCAACAACATTTTGTCCTGTTGCAATGTCAACTTCTTCTTGTGGGTCTGCAGGAGTAATTGTTATATTATTCAATAATAAATTTGGCATAAACTGTGAAACAGCATCTCTTATATCCGATTCAATTGCATTGAACGTAAGTCCATCAAAAGGTTCGAATAAAAATTCATACAATCTCGTACCAAATTCTGGTAAATAATATCTCGTACCTTTTCTTGTCAACAACAAATGAATCAAATCCGCCTTAATTTCTTGGGATTCTAATTCTGTTAGTTGAAGATAATCTCCCTTTCTCGAATCTCTGAAGGGAAAATTAATACCATAAGTTATACCATCTGCCATATCTCATAAATATACTTCGTTTATTTTTTTAATAAAGTGGTGTTATTTTTTTGAGCCTTTGGGTCATATGGACAATGTCTACATCCATTTCCACAGCAATAACCTCTATCTATATGATATTGTTCGGTAAAAACTTTTCTACCATTTTCTTCATAAAAGTGAAAAGGGAGAAGTTGTAGCTTCTCCCTTTTTATATCTTGTTTGTTCATCTTATACAAGTGTTACTTCACAAGCTCCTCCCGCACATGCAACTTCTCCGCTTAAGTCTGTGTCATCTTCCAATTCCACAATTTTAGATAAGTCTACATCGTGAAGAGTTTTCATTAATTCTTCATACTTTTCTTTTGTACAATCTTCAAACGGTGCTTGAATGTATGTTCCACCATCATAAGGTAATACAGATAAACCATTGTAATACTCACGGTTTTCCCACATCCATTCTCCAACTGCTGGCCACTCGTGCTCTCTAATTGAAATTGTTGCAGATACGTTGTGAGCATTTGAACCACTTCTGTGACCTGGTTTAATCCATTCTTGTTGAACTTTTTTCACTCTCTCCAATAATTGGATTGGTGATTCGTTTCTTAAGATTGACCCTTCAGGTGCTTTTTGTGGAATACCAATTACCGCAGTATCGTGTGGTCTAAAGTATTCATCTTCTACTAATTCAGGATGGTTTTCTTTAATGTGAGAATAAATTGATTCGTTCTTACCAACTCTAACTCTTCTGATATAATAATCATTATGCCAAGCGTGAATACCTGATGATGTACCCAATGTTAATGATGTTGTTCCTGCAGGTTTAACTGTTGTAGTTCTTGCCGCTGCATTAATACCTAACAACTCAGCAACTCTTTTGTTTTCTTCTTTAACAACTTTAGATGCCGCCTTCATATCTAATTTTAATACAGCTCCTGAACCAATACCTGTCATTGAGATTCCAATTAAGGCATCTTTTTCAGTTGTTCTTTGCCATATTGGTCTTAGATAATGAAAGTTAGTGTATCCCGCTTGTAAAGTTCCTAAGAACGATGCTGCTCTAACTCTATCTTCATAATCTTCTTGTGATACAACATTTGATACGTTCACCTCTGTTAAGTTACAGAATTGGAACGGTCTCAATGCGATTTCACAACATGGGTTTGTACCCCAATCTTTATCGTTTGATAAGTAAATTCCTGGTTCACCGGCTTTACTTAATTCAATCTTTTTCCATAAATCCATAAAGTAATCTTTATCGATTTTGTGTCTCATTAAACTAACTGAGTTGTTAGCTCTACCTCTTTGAGGGTTTGTTTCCCACCAAGCTCCGCTCTTACATGCAATCATTTCGTCATCTGATGCAGAGAACAATGAGATAAGTGCCGCTCTTCTAATACCGCCAGCCAATACCGCATCTGCAATATGACAAACCATATCATGAACTTCAATTGGTCTCAATTTCTGACCATCTTCTTTCGAATCAAGAATACCTTCTAACTTAATAAGACATTCTTTCAATGGTTGAGGTCCAGGTGCTTTACCACCTGACGTTACTAATCTTGCACCTTTTGGTCTGATGTCACTGAAATCAAATTCAATGTGTGAACCACCAAAGAAGTAAGATTTAACTAATACTTTAATTGCATCAGCCCATCCTTCAATTGAGTCAGCAACTAACCATCTTCTACCTCTTTCTTTATTTGGTTTTCTGATTTCAGGTAATAACTCAACGTGATGTTTTTGTACGGAATAACCAACACCTGTTCCACCTAAAAGTAAGAACATAATTTCAGAGAATACTCTCCAATCATCAATCGGTGCGAAGGCACAGTTGTAAATTCTGTTCGGAGAAATTTCAATAGGTTTTCCAGCAAACTGCATTGACCTCATTGAAGGCAATACTTGTTTTTTGTAAACGTACATGTAGTTCTCACGAATTTCTTTTTCTAGTTTAGGATATTGCTTAATATGCATCTCCATGTTTCTTGTGACTAGCTCTTGCCAAGTCTCTCTTCTCTTTAATTCAGGAATATACTTTGCGTACTTCATGTACACTGTAATGTCCGATAAAATTCTGTTTGAAATGTCCATTTGTTTAAATTTAAGTATAGGTTTTTTATCAAAAAATCGTCGATTTTAATGATAAATATGTGGTCGTATACTAAGCGACCTTAATTTTTATTAAAAAATAATAAGTTTTTTTTCAGAAAAGTAGATATTTAATTAAGGTAATTTTGCACCTTGTTCTCTTTGTTTTCTTTTCTCCAAAAGTTCTTTAACTCTATCTCTTTTTCTTTCTTCTTGTTGTTCCTCAAAACCTAAGAATGTTACTGAACTTTCAGTATCGATTTCAAGAAGTTCGTTGTTGAATTTACAGTTTTCAAATACAACTCCGTCTTTACCAAGACGTGATTTTGTGATGGCAATCGTTGCTAGATTCATCTCCTTTTGTTGAAGACTCTTCGCTACAGTAATGATTACGTGTCCTACTTGAGCTTTCTTAATTGAACCTCCCATTTGGTCAGTAGTCACAACCTCAGATGAAATTGAACTTCTGTTACCTTGAGTCGCTGTCCAACCCGCAAGATTAAGTTCATGACACATAGCCTCGAACCCTCTCATAACCGAACCTTCAGCTTTCCACTCATCCTTAGCACTTGATTCAGGTAATATACAATCAATATAATCTACCAATACCAAATCAATCTTTGTACCATCAGCAATCATTTTTCTGACTTGGTTCTTGATTTGATTCATAGTCATAGTATCCGATGCAAGTTTCTTAAGAATTAACTTGTTCTTCATTGTTTCTTGAATCTCTGTAATCTTCTCCAACACCTCTTCTTTGTGTAGAGCTAAATTATCAGGTTCAATACCTGTCCATATTGTGAAGTGCTTTCTTTGTACAATCTTCGGGTTGTCTTCAAAAAATATTTGAAGAACATTATAACCCATGTTGAATGCTGTGTTAGCAATTTTAGTTAAGATGGTTGTCTTACCCACACCTGTTGGTGCAAGAATAACTCCAATCTCTCCTTTGGCCAATCCACCTTTAAGTAAGTTGTCAATACCTGTGATTCCCATAGGTATTGGGTGTCTGTAATCTTCATCCAATACTGTATCAAGTCCTGAGAAAATATCTGATACGTTTTTCTCTATTTCACCAACCTGTAACGCCTCTCTAACTAATCCTTCTACTTTATCGTAAGACTCAAAATCACCTTCCGTAATAATCTTTTGTGCCTTGTCCATAGCTTTTTGAAGTTCTTGTTGTTTACAGAACTTCAAAGCTTTTTCTTGGACAAATGAGGTTCCCTCAAACGGTGCGTCTTTAACTTGCTTTAGTGTATCCAAAACAATCTTAGCAACCATTTCTTGGGTAATCTCAGATTTTACAATTTGGTCAAGAGTTTCAAAGTTAGGTGTTGATTCATATTTAGAGTGATACTCCTTAATCATCTGTAAGATGATTTTAAAGTACTTATTGTCGAAATAAGAAGCCTCAATCACATCCATAATAGATGATGAAAATTCTTTGTCTTCGATGATTTGATTCAGCAACTGAATCTGAAATGTGTTCCCTAAATAATCAAAATTTTTGTTCATACGTGTCCTAAATTATCCCCCCTTATTATTAAATAGTTACTTACTCAAATCAAAATCCAAATATTTGTAAGTTAATTTGTTGTTTGAAAAAATGTCAGTTAGTTCACGAAGAACTTCTTTTAAAAATGGTCGTACGTCCACTGTATAACGAACTTTTGGTGGATAAAATTTTCCGTCAAAAACTCTATGACAAATTGTCGTGTCTCCAACCTTTACATAAATGTTGAATACTTCTGGTCCATCAGTGTATGATGTGTTCATAATTGCTGGGTCATGTGCAATTGCATCTTTGTTGTCCAACATATAAACAACTGTCTTCATTTTCAAAGCATACTTAAGTTCGTCTTTTAAACTTGAGATAAACTCATACAACTCGAGTGAGTTTTTCGCCTTGGGGTTATACCCTCTAACATTAAAGAATCTTTGAACTACAATGTTGTCATTCAGTGTCAAAAGGAATTCCATTTTGGTGCTGTCCTGCTCTTTCATATTTTATTTTTTGTTTGTTTTTTAATTTGTTTTAAAAATATTATCATCTTTTTTATTAACTCCTAAGTCCTCATCGTAATAAAAAATGACATGATGTTCTGATTCGGGTATTTCATCAGTAAAATAATACAACGCTAAAGAATATCTATCAACTTCATCAGGTGTATTCAAAGGGATTGGATGTCCATGGAGAGCATCTTCAATGGAAAAAATAACCGCTCTGTTAAATATTGGTTCAATTTCTATTTTCTTTTCCCAAGATTTCTTATCC